TGCTGGAACGTCATCTGCTCGTTCCTCTCCTCCTAATGGCACAAAACCACCTTCTTGTCTATAATCTTTTTCCATGCCACCTAAATTCATTAGGCCACCTTCTTGAGCTCCGATTCTTCCGCCTTCAGCTTCTCCAGGGCCATAGTCAAGCATTATTTCTATTTGTTCCATTTCGTTTTCTTCTTCAGGTGTAATAGTTCCTGCATTAGATTTTTTTATTAATTCACTTAACCTGTGTGCCATACCTCCACCACCTTGATACCCAATTCTTCCGCCTTGAGCTAATCGTGCAATACCACCACTAGCTGATTTTAAAACTGATGGATCAAGTCTAAATCTTAAATCATCTCCTCTTTTTGCTGCTGCCATATCAATGTTCCGTGCTCCAATTGCAGTTTCTTCCGGAAGCGTTGGACCTGGATGGGCTTTAGCATATGCTCCGGCTGCAAGACCTCCAGCTATTGGATAAAGTGGATTTAATTTTGTTTCATATTCTGGTGCTTGTGCTTGTTGAGCTGGTACTGGTGGTACATAAATTTGAGGTGCTCCTTTTTCTGCAGGACCTACCCATCTTTCTGGTTGTGCAGGTACAGCGGCTACACCTTCTTTAGTTAGTCTTCGAAGATAAGGGTTCAAAGATGAATCAGGTGCTATACCCAGCCAATCTGCTCCTAAAGGTAATCTACCTGTTTGTTCATTCTCTAGACCAAATAATCTTGTTATATCTCCTAACCCAATATTTTGTGCAAGATCTCCTAAACCAAAATTTAATGCGGTTTGATCAGTTAACTGTTGTATATCTGGTGAAAATATTTGTTCGTACCATGGTGTGTATGATTCTCCTTCTGGTAGACCTGCTTCTTCTCTGTCAACTCTTGCTTGTGATTCTCCTTTTATAACTGAATGTTCATGGGCTGGTTTTTTTTGTCCTGCTTGAGGATGACCTTCAGGATAATATTCATCAGGTAAACCTCTAACAGCTTTTTCAATAGGGTCTTTAATATTTTCCTGAAACCATGATCCAATTCCATATCTTTTTCGACCATCTAATCCTGCAACACCACCATAAGCCATTCTTTGTTTTCTTGATTGCGTGTATGTAGGTTTTGCTGTTCCGCCGTAAGCCATACCTGACATAACTTGTTGAACGAATTCTCTAAAGGACATTGGCGTAGCTTCTGGACGTATCTCTTTTAGTTCAAATACATATTTTTTATATTCGTCTACTAACATAGGATCAGCAGAAGCCATTAATTGTTGATCTGGAGATCTAGGTCCTTGATCACCTGTATATTTAATATCTGGTGCACCTGTTTGTAATGATGATATTCCTGAGTTATAATCTATAGCCATAATTTTTATGTTAATTTTTTAAAGGCAGGAATTTCACCTGGGTTTATAATATTACTTGTTTTTCACAAGTAAATCAAGCCTATGTTGTAACTACTCTAGGTTTAATTTCGAGCGCAGACAATACGACATGTAATCTATTAGCCGTTGCTGCGGTTACTTTTATCACTTCGCTCTCTGCGACGACTAATGGTGCTGAAAGCAGTTCTGATGTTCCACTGGCCGAGATTGCTTTAACGTTAAAAAGGCTGAAAACGGCGTCATCTGTATCAGTTATAGTCACTGTTATAGTATCCGCGTTCCCTGAATCTTCGGACACGAGAATTGATTTAATAACAGCTGTTGTAGCCGATGGCACTGTATATAAGGTTGTTGCGCTAGTGCTCGTTAAATCTACTTTTTTGTTTACAAATGTATTAGCCATTATGCCATAAAGAAGCTTTCCGCTTCTGCTTCTTCTTTTATATCCTGTTGAAAGGATGTGTTTAATTTTTGTACTATACTATCAACGTCCCTAACAAATGATTGTTGTATCTGTTGATCGTATTTCTCTAGTGGTTGTGTTAATGATTGTACTATTCTAGCCATTATGCTACTCCCATTATTCCTTCTTTTGGATCTACTAGATACTGCTGTAATAAAGTATAGACATCTTTTTCTTTTTGAGTTGCTTTACCAGACTGCATTCTAGTTGTTCCTTTATCAAATATACTTTGTAAGAATTTACGATCTCTACTAGCAAATAATTTTTTAAAATAATTAGTTTCTTCGTCCGATAATCCTAGTAATTTTCTACCAGACTCTAATCCTTCGCCCTTACTTATTGCTTCTTGAACTGTTGGTTGTTCAAATTGTCTACCTTCTCCACGTTCTGTTTTAGTGTCAATTGTTCCTCTAGGTTTTCCTGTTGAGGTAAAAGCACCTTCTAAATTTTCCATAAAATCTCGAGCTACATTTGTTTTTGTTAATCCTGTATCGGCAAATACATCGGATAGGGTAGTAGCTGCTGTTTTTGCAGCAAATAATCTTTGAAGAGGTTCTGGAAGAAAAGGTTGTAAGGCTAGTTTACCGATAGTTTTCAACCAATTTTTTTTAGGTTCTACAAGAGGTTTTGGAGTAAAAAATTGTTTATAATCACTTTTATCTTCTGGAGTTACAGTAGGAGGTGTTATTATGTTTTTAATACGATCTGGAATTTTTTCATCTCTTGTTACAGGAGGTGTTATTATGTTTTTAATACGATCTGGAATTTTTTCATCTCTTGTTATTACAGGAGGTGTTGTTACAGCTCTTCGTGCTGCTTCTTCTCTATTCCGTGCTTCCATTTCTCTATCTGCTTCTGTTTTAGTTTTTCCAGCTAAACTTATATCACCAACTCTAGCTAAAGATTCTATTGGGCTAACTCTTTCTTCTCTTGGTGTTGGTGCTGGTGGTGTAGGTGTATAATCATGCACTTGGTGATGATAGTCTCGTTCACCTCCTTGTTGACTGTCACCAAATCCACCAAAACCAGGTTGTGATGCATCAAATCCACCACCTTGAAATTTTACTCTTTTTCCAAAATTATAATACTGTCTTAAACTTTTATCTATTGCCATTATCTTCTTCCATCCGCTTGTATATCTAATCTAAATGTTCCAAGTTTCCAGTGTTGTCCGGTACTTGTATTATCTACTTTTAAAGATATAGCACGCGCACGCGCTCTTGTATCTATTTTTGTTGTACTTGTTGTAGATGTAAAAGGTCCCAAAGATGAACTTGCTTGTGAATCTGTTGGATAATTTTTTAAATTTAAAGTTACTCTTGCATCTCCAGTTTGTTGTAAAAAGTCTGGAAGCACTCTTCTAATTTTCATTATGTATTCACCATCTCCTCTGAGATCTGCTCCACCACCCTGTACTGCGGAAATATCAAAATCACCTGATTCTATACTTGCAGCAATAGCAGTACCCGCGCCATCTTTAATTTGATTCACTCCTGTTTCATGTTCATAATAATAAGTAACGCCATCCGTATTACCAACGGTCGTATCACTGGTTGCACTTGAGTCGTATTCTGTTGCATGTGGTTTTCCAAATATATGTGAATCAGACCATGTTGATCTTGCCAACGTACTCGTAGTCCATACAGGTCGCTCTGGTGTCGAGTCCATGTAATTATAAGTCACTGATCTATTATTAGACGCCGCGCCACTTCCTGGATAGAACCATGTAACTTCACCAAATAGATTGTTTAATCCTGCATAAATATGCTGTCTAGGAACTGTATTAATATCATCATAAACATAGTCTTCAACTAAACATGCTAGTGAATCTAATTTACCAGTGTACCTGAAGAAACCATTCTCAGACATCCAGTAAGCAGAACCATCTACTTCGACGGCTGCATTCTTCCCAATCAATCCACAGTTCGTTCCAACTTGTTGAAATGAAAATACGAAAGGTGCACCAACAAATCTCATAATAAATAATGATGTATCTGTCCAAATATAAATTGCATCCCGACCTCTAATAGCTGCAACGATCCGTGTTCCGTCGGCCAGTCTCTGTGTACCAGCGGTATTAGTTGCGGAAGGCGTGTATGAAGTTGATGCATTAATTGATTCTTGATCTGACCAACGTATATACATATCGTCCTGTGTACTAGTTGTACCGATTGTGGTTTCAGTGCCAAAGAAAACTAAGTGTCTATCGGGTGTTGATACTAAAGTCTGTATCGCTGCAGTTGGAGCATTAGCAACGATTGTTGCTCTCGTAGATGTTGCTCCTGTTGCATCCGAATCCCATTCAAAAGTTGCACCATCAAAGATAGTTGCAATAAGTTTATTTCCAAAATTGTCCAAGGACCATAGACCAGGAGCTGTTACAATATCTCCAGTTTGCGATGCACCCCATTTTGTATAGTCCGATGCATCAGTAACCGTTGCTCCATCACTATGTGATGCAGCTGTTGTATTGTCTGATCCTCTTGTTAATCCTGATAAAGTATTGGTTCCTGTAGTATTAGATGTATAAGCAATTCGTTCACTATCTATTAAGACAGTTCCTGAAGCAGGCATCGATGCTGAATTATCTAGAACAATACTAGATGAACCTGAAGTTAATGC